GTGGCATAGTTAGTAGCTTGACGAGCCCTTGTGGGGCGAAACCATCTGGTCGCTACAATGTTTGCAAAGTTTCTATTTTTGTGCGCAGCTTTTGTGCTGCCTCTGCTGTTCGTCGCCATAGTGCTTGGCGGAGTCTTTTTGACTTTTGTTGTTGGCTATTGGGCCGTCTTGAGTTTGAGTGCTCCATGGCTCTTCGTCATGTTGCTGTTTGCACCCTTCGCACCTGCACTTCTTGTGCAATTGACTTGGGTTGCTGTCGAAAATGAGGTGATTCTCATTAAGAAAGTGGGCAAAGGTAAGGCCCTCTGGAGCTCACTGGTTGATGTTGATGACCATGAACTTCCTGCTCCTTTGTTTGGCAAGGCCATTGTGAAACCCCTTCTTATGGATGGATGGGACCACACTTATCAGTTCGCTGTGGAGGTTGCTGAGTCCTTGTCATTGGGGCCCATCAACAGGGCCATTGCTGACCAAGGTGTCATGGTGGTGGGATCCCATGCTTGGTCATGGTTTATATTAGGTGTTGATGACCTTAAGAACAAGCTACCAATTTGGAAATTGTACACTCTGGGCAACATCATCTTCTTGGGCTTCGTCGCTAAGCGTGTTGCCAAGTTCTTGTGGGTTGCCTGGTATTACTGGTTCTTTGTCACCGCGGCGATCATGTTTTTGCCGAATGAATTGTTGGCTGACACGTTTAACGGGTTCATCAGAATAGTTTTCTTGGTAACTAGAGAGAAGGTTGGTGGCAAGAATGCCTTCATCCAGTGGGTCAAATGGAGGTTCACTGCCTTCATTGTTGACTTGACACTGGCATTGGATGGTTTCAACCACCATGTCAAGGCCACTCACAGTGCTAAACTTGCCGGTGACTCATCCAAACTGTTGGTTCTTGTCAGGTTGCAAATTATAAACACTGTGTCCGTCATTTCCGATGTTGCATTGCCCGAGTTTATTCGGAATAGATTCCGGTGGACTATGAGCCCACAAGAAGTCCATGAGTCACGGAACATCATGGCTGACTTGGGTTGGCCTGTGAATGTCAAACCTCAAGAGCCAAATCTGAATGAACCTAAGGTGAAAGGTTATGAAGAATGGCTTATTGGTGGGTCAGACTTTGCCACTGGCATCAGGACCTGGAAGACACACTGTGAGTCTAGCCTTGACTCCCTCAGGGTGTCTGCACTCCGTTATCGCAGGACTGAGGAGTACCAGTCTCTTGAAAATGAGTTGGAGAGCACTGCTCGTTATTTCAAGAAGAATGACGTTGCAGAAATGCCCTTTGATGTGGATGATGTGTGGCTTGTTGTCGGGGATATATTTCGCCACTCAAGACTCACTCCTTTCAACATCATAATCAAAGCCTGGGAAAAGAAGTATGCCTTGGGCTTTTGGATGAAAGATCCCAGAAGGAACAAAAAGCACTCGAGGAAAGACTTCATTGCTTCGATGGGTTATCGGAACTTTAAGGCCCTGTGGGCACGCACATTTTATTATGCGTCTTTGATATTGCCTGTCGCCCATGTCTCTGTTAAAGGTGAACCCTTGCCCGAGAAGAAGTGGATGGCGGACAAAGTCCGCACCGTTATTGGCAGTCCCATCACACAGTACATTTTGTCAACCATTTTCAATTTCGGCCCCAACCACAACTTCGCGTGGGACACCACTCCCATAAAGGTTGGTATGCCACTGAATGGGTATTGGATGTCACGACTTTTTGAACGGCATTCAAGGTTCGACATACATGTTGAGGGTGATTTTTCTGCTTTCGATTCCACTCTGACTGGTCCGGTTGTTGATATGATCAAAGCTGTTAGAAAACGTGGTTACGACTTTCACGCAGATCGCGTGCGCATATGTGAGTTGATTGACATCAACTATGACCAGGTTGTCAACCAGGTTTTGGGCATGACTTCCACCGGCAACTTTTATGGCAAAGGCACCGGGCTCACTACTGGACATTCTTCCACTTCCATGGACAATAGCGTCGCATGTGTCACCTTTTACCTCATGGCATGGAGGTCACTCACTGGCAAGAGTGCGAAGGAGTTTCTGCACTTCAATGAGCTTTCAGTCTTTGGTGATGACCACGTGCTTTCAATTTCTCATGATAGACCAAGGGCGTGGTCCCCGTCCAACATCAGGAAAGAAATGCTCAAGTGGGGTGTCACCAACAACGTGGAGGTCAAAAGGTTGGAACAAACCAGCTTCTTGTCAAAGCGATATGCACGTGTGACCCAGAGTGCCAAACAAGAGTTTGTTAAATTTGGGTTGAAGGCCCCTTCGTTCATGGTGTGGCATGACAAAGAAAAGCTTGTTGGCAAATTGGTTGCCAGGATCAAAGACAACAATCCGACGTACAGGTGCAAGCGTTTGCTAAGTTACCTTTCACTCACCGCGCATCATCCTGATGTCTACAAAGGCATCGTCGATGCATTCAAAGACCCGATCCTTGCAAAGGCGTTTAAAGGTATGAAGGAAACAATCCCTTCTTATGGCAAAGTCCTGGCAGACTGGTACTCTGCTTCGCCTGGATCCAGGATCAAAGACCCGGACCCGGAAACACTTTTGGAGAACACTGGTGAGCTGTTGGTTTATGGTGTGCCCACCATCATGGACCATTTGCTTGGCGCATTGAGTCAAGTGCCAGACTTGCTCAACCCTGTCACCTTCAATTACGGAATTGCCAGAAGCCTGCAAGCCAAACTTGTGCCGTGTTTGACATGGGCTGTTGACTTGTTGGTTCAATCCAATGGTGCCGTGTCTCCAGGGATGCTTGCCTATGTTGCAAGGGGGACTCATTACAAGCATTTGGAATTCTCACTCTTTGCACCTGGCACTAGCAATTGCAATGTCAGCTCACTGCTTGTTCGGCATTGGATCTACTGCCTGTATTGCTCTGTGGCACCTTCCGTCAAAACGTGGTCCTATCTGGACTTCATTGTGAAAAAGTTCGCCAATTTGCAGTTCGCCATCAATGGTGTGGTCCAGAGGCAGATGCCCGCATCTGACCCGGCTGTAGACAAACTGCTTGTGATGGCGGCATTGTCTTTTGTGCATGTTCCGGATTTGTTCCCAAGTGTTTCAAAGGTGAATTTGCCTGACTTGGCACTCTATATCGACTTGGCTTGGAATCGTGTCTTGTCTTTCTTGTGGACCAACGTGCCGTCAAATTATGGCGAGCTGGACCCATTAGTCAAAAACTTCACGAGGTCACCTCTGTTGATCACGGCTCCTACTGGAACTGGTAAATCCACACAGTTGATTGCTTACCTACAGCGTGCAACTATGACTCATGCTACTAAAGTGGTTGTCATAGAGCCGCGGTCCATGTTGGTCACTGGCCTGAAGTCTTTTGTTGGGTCATTCCTTGGTTTGTATTGCACTGCTGGCACGTCTGGCGAGCAGTTAGACGTTGAAGCCAAGGTGTGGTACATGACTGCAGACTCCTTTATGGCTCATCTGCACCTCATGAAAGGTGACTTCTTGTATGTGGTTGATGAGGCGCATCTGAACGAAAGCTCGTACAAGGCAGTGAAATTGTTGCTGTCGAAAATGAACATCAAATTGATCTACACCACCGCGACACCAAGCGCTGAATTGAAAGAGATCTGTGAGGTTGAGGTTGACATCCCGATGGCCAACATCTGGTCTGTTGAGCAACAGACTCGGGATCTTGTGTCCAACCAGCCACAAAAGGAGTATTTCACTAAAGTCATGGAGTATCTTTCAGTGTTGTCTCCACGTATAAGAGTGGCTGCCATTTTTGACACCCCTGAACTAGCTGAGAAAGCTGCTCAACAGGCTCAACGTGTGTCTCAGGTGCTCTCGAGGCACACCTCCAACACAATTGATTTAACCTGCAACACTTATCTTTGCACTTCAGTTATTGATGTTGGAGTGACTATACCGGACCTTGATGTCATAATCTTTCCTAACTGGAAGAACATTGGTTCTGGGACACTTGTGTCCATCACTGCTGCCGACCATAAACAGAGGGCCGGACGGGTGGGTCGCACCCGCAATGGCATTGCCATTATGTGGTGTGCCAAGAATCCATTTCCCGCTGAGGACCTGTCAAGCAGGCTTTCAGTTAAAGAATGGAGATCTCAGTTGGCTTGTGGGTTCCCCACCAGTGTTTTGGCTACTTATGACAAGCACATGCTTGCGGAAGCATTGTACTTGCCTGCTTCAGTCGTTGATGGTCAAGATTGGGAAGGTGTTGTGCGGGCATCGAATGTGTTTTTGAAAAACCTCCAGCCAATGCTCTTGGGCAACATAAGGGCTGCTCAAGACGCCAATGAGTTTGGTGATCCTGCAGTTCTGCACCCTACTAACATGGGGGCTTTTTCATCGTCTTGGGTGCAATCAGCAGATGAAGTTGTTGAAAAGGGGATTCTTGCAACCGCTGCCAT